CTTCGCTCATTCCGGCTTGCGTGGCCGAGATCCGTTTGGTTTCCGCGTCGTAGGCCTTGACTTGACTGTCAAACTCTTTGACCTTCAACGTCTGGGCTTCCATTGACTGGCTGACGTTTTGCAGCATCTGCTGCATCTGCTGCATCTCTTGGCCCATTGCCTGCATCTGCTGGTTGGCCGCTTGCAGCGCTGGGTCGTCCTCGTCTGACAACAGTTTAGGATCAATGGTTTTGGCAAACCGCGCCGCCATCTCCTGCGCGCCAGGCCAATCCATGTGCTTGATAAAGAGGTCGCCGGCCACGGCCCATAGTTGCGGGTTGCCTTGCAGCAGTTGGCTCATGGCGTCGAGTGACTCCTGCCGCTTGGTCATGTAGCTCGGACCAACGGTCACCGCAACGTCGTACTTGCCGACATTGGGGTTGTAGATCTTCTTAATAACAATGCCAGCCTCGTTCTGGATCTTCCGAACCGGCATCGGTTGCATCGGGTCAATCATGGCCTGATCTGTTTCGCCATCCAGACCAATGATGCGCGCGATGCGCTGCGTGTCGTAGATCTTCGGTATTAGATCGACCAGTTGGCGCGTGGCGTACCGGATCGCCCGTGCCAGGTTGTCCACATAGTGGTAGGTGCCGGTGTCGGACTGCTTCTCCCGCGCCAGAATCGCCCGCCCCGAACGCTCGTTGCTGGTGGCGCCCAGACTGCTGTCGTACTGCCCGGTTGCGCTCTTAATGTCGTCTGCCGCCCCCGCTTTGGCTTGCAACAGACCGGTTGAGGCCATCGGTGGCTGCGACCGCGCCGGCAGCGGCAACACGCCGCCCTGACCGTCGGTTACATCAGGATTGACCTCCAGATAGGGCCAGTTGTTGATGTTGGCGGTCTTCCACTGCTGCTCATAGCCCTCAAACTGACCGCCGTAGCCGATAAATGGCGCTTTGGGTGCCAGCGCCAGCATCTCGGCCTCTTGACTTACCCAGTAGTTGTACATGCGCTGTGCGTCTTTGGCGTTTCGCACCAGACCGCTAACGTACATCCTGCCATCTATCTCAAATTCGTTGCCGATCACGCGGATTACGGGGATGTATTTGCCCGCCCAATCACGCTCCTCCAGCACCTCAAAACCGTTGGTTTTGCACCATTTGACCGTCCGAACGTCCACATCTCGGGTTTTTGTAGGTACAAAACCCATCATTTCGGCTTGTTTTGCCTCTGGCGACCCCGCCATCGCGGTCATTCCACCGGGGTACTGGTTCAATTTCTTGGCTTCGTGCTTTATATAGAAATATTCCGCAATCCGCACCGTGTCTTGGTTGATCCAGGCGTTTAATTGCCCGTCGCCCACGCCGTAGGCAAGGCTGGACAGGGTTGCTGCATCGGGAAACTCGCGTTCGTACTCGTCTTTGGTGATTTCTTGGTTAATAAAGCACCATTCCGCGTCAGATCCACAAGGATCTTGGATAGTTGGGTCCATATAGACGCTAAAACTGTCCCGAATACGCCCAATTCGCAGATCCTGCTCAAAGCTGTTGTCGTCGCAATATTCGGTCAGAATGCGGAAATAACCCTCACCAAAGGTCACTTGGTTGTCGCAAGCCGTGTCGTAGGCCACGTCAGCATCCGAGATATACTCGATGTGGCGCACCAAACCGTTGAATATCTCGGCCACCTCGATGTCGGCCTTGTCATCCGCCGGTATTACCTTGCCTGATGGCCGGTTCTGGCGCTGGTCGTTGGTGACTTGCAGCACATGCTGCGGCAATTTGTTGATGGTCAGGCAGGGTCGCGCGTTGATCGTCTGCCCTTGCACCGATCCGCGTGTTGCCAGCACATCCGCCGGCCATTGCCACTGGTTGTCGGGTGACGCAGCACGGAAGCGCAGGTCGTCCAGTTCGTCTTCGCGGGAATCTGAATACGCCGAGATCGCCATTGTCAGGCGCGTTCGCATCGTCGCCAGCATGTCGCCATCGTCGCGGTCACGCTTAGTGCCGCCAGAGGCTACTGCCCCGGCTTCGTTGATGCCTGTGTCTTGATAGGCCACTACTTGCCTTTTTTCTTCATAGCTTCGCGCTTAACAGCATAACTTATCGCCACCGCCTGCTTCACCGGCTTGCCGGCAGCAACCTCGGCCTTGATGTTCTTGCGGAACGCTTGCGGCGTTTTTGACTTGACCAGTGGCATGGCTACCTCTTTTTTGCAGTTTTGGCCGACTGCTTGAAAGCCTTGGCCGTTGGCGCGCCAGCAGCACCAGGCTTACGCATCTTCTCTTTGCTGCCCGCAGCGATGCGGGCCTGTTTTGCGTTGATGTTGGCATACAGTCCGTGTTTCATTAGCATTTCCACCTTTTAAGTGATGCTTTTGCACGTTCAGCGGGGCCGCTGGCGTTCTTGACCACTCCCGACATGCGCGCACAAAATGACGCTTTGCGCCCCTTGTCGGCGGCGGTCTTGGGACTGGGCGCCGGTGGCTTTAGATTGCTGCCGGTGGCTGCGTTGTACTTGGCCCTACCCTTGGCGGTCAAACCAGCGCCCTTACTGACGGGGAGTTTCTCGCCGCGACCTACCGCTAGAGATACGCTTTTCTTCACGATCCCATCCAAGAGTTGGTTACGCTGTTTGACTGAGAGTTTATCCGGCGCGCGGGTTCGCGATACTCGCGGTGCGCGACGGGGAAGGCAAACGTGACGGCCAGCGCGTCAGCAGCATCGGGTGAGGCCAGTCCTCGGCTTCGCATCTCTTTTTTCCCCTCAAGGAAAATCGTACCGCTGCTGTTGGGCTTCTTCATGGGTCCGAGCAGATCGGCTTTTAGTTGCCGGTCGGTTGGGACGGACGCTGTTTTCAGCCAGTCCTTCATGTTGCCCCACATTTCAGCCCGCTTGTTGCCCCACATAATGGCGTTCTTGGCCTTCCAGCCAAAGTTGACCCCACGCACCTTGTACCGTTGTTCTGTCAATCTGTCAAGTATGCCATATCCAAGGCCACCTTCGTCAATTACCGACAGCGTAGGCTTGTATTCCTCGATGGCGTCAATCACCCGCCCCACGATGGTCATGGTGTCCTCGCCCGAGTAGCGTTTTATCGCCACCAAGTCGCGCCCTTGACGGACCACGATAACCGTCGAGTCAGCACCGCCTCGCGCTGGGTCAATTCCCATAACCACAGGTGCGGTGGCGTCTTTATATCGGGGTCTTTTTGCTGCATCGTCCACCAGCACCGCCGAGATGAACTGATCCTCACCCGCGCTCGGGAATTCACCATACACCTCCACTTTGGCCTGGGGACTGTCCTCGCCGTACTCGGCAATAATCTGCTCGTAGACCTGCTTGTCGGTGTCCTCCACCGTCCGGGCGTCCACGCTGCGCGTGTTCCAAAACGCCCGCTTGGCGTGGAAGCACTCAAAGAAGTAGCCTTCATTGCGCCGGGGGTTGCTAAAGGCAAACCAGTACCTGTCCGGTGTGTTCTCGGTGAAGAACCCGGCGCCTACCTCCCAGATTGGGTTGGGTATGCCGCTTGACTCATCAAAGATCAGCATCATGCCGTCTTGGTTGTGGACCCCGGCGTAGCTGTCGGGGTTCTCCGCCGACCACAGCTTGCCCTCGGCGGCCCAGTAACGTGTGCCTTTCTTCAAATCGCGCTCGACCAACTCGCATAGCCACGCCGCTGGCACCAGCTTGGTTGCGCTGATCTCAAACCAGTGGTTGTTGATGGTCATCGCCGCCCACTTGGTCAACTCGGCCCAGGTCACTGACCGTAGCTGTGACTCCGAGTTGGCGCTGATGATGACGCTCGCGCCGATGCGGGTGGTCAGCATCCACAGCACCAACCAACTAACCAAGGCTGACTTGCCAATACCCCGGCCAGATGAGACCGCTTCTCGCAAGGTGTCCATCTGCACCTTGCCTTTGTTGTTATCTATATGTCGCTTGATGTCGCGCAGGACTTCCCGCTGCCACTTGCGCGGTCCTTTGAACTTGTGCAGTGGGGTATTCTTCTGGCCCCAGGGGAAGGCTAGCAGCACAAACGCCTCCGGGTCGTCGCAGATCTGCGGCGACCACAACTCAACCATGAGCTTTTGCTCATCCTCGGAGGTGTAGATTGGGGTTTGCATCAGGGGGTTATCTCAACGGCTTGCCCCTCGATCACACGCGCCCTTGCCTGCTCAAGCGCCGTGATGACGCTGATCTTCTGGTACACGTCCACACTGATCTCCTGCCGTGCTGTCCAGCCGTGAACGTGTTGGAGTATGGCCAGGCTCGCCTTGGCGTCGCCTTGTTCAGACGCCTCGTTCAGACGCTGCGCTGCGCGCAACTCACTATCAGCCTTGCCCTTCTGCGCGGCCAGTTCGGCCAATGGGTCAAATTGGCACAATTGCCGGTACTCCAAAGGCAGCATCCCCGACGCCAGTGCCAATGAATCTCCTTTCAAACCCATAGATGATGCTTTGTATATAGCATCCAGACGCGCCTCTGTTGCTTGAAGTCGCGGTCGTATAGCCAGTGGTAGGGACTGGAACATGGCTGCGTTATACCACGGACTTAAACCGGTTGTCCATATGGCCTATTTGACCTATGCCATGTGGGGGCTGATGTGGGGGCGTAAGTGTTTGGCTTGCGGCGTTAGTTAAAAAATAAAAATTGTTCGTGGGGGCTACCCTGACCTGTGCCTTTGGCGCAAGGCCCGCCCACCCCCTATGCTGCAATGCAACAATTCTCGATGCTCGATGCCTGGCAGGCCGCAGGCCGGACAGGCCGCAGGCCGGACAGGCCGCAGGCCGGACAGGCCGCAGGCCGGACAGGCCGCAGGCCGGACAGGCCGCAGGCCGGACAGGCCGACAGGCCGACAGGCCGACAGGCCGACAGGCCGACAGGCCGACAGGCCGGTAGACTCTAGATTGCGTGAAATGTGGACAATGGGGGATATGGCAGGCACCCTGGCACCCTAGCACCCTGGCACCCTAGCACCCTGGCTGGCTGGCAACCCGGGTTATGTGCACTATGTGCACAATTTACCCCCCCGCAAAGTCCGCGCCAGCGCCAGCGCTGTGGCGCACGCGCCCTGCCACCATATACCTATAAATATAATTTTTATCAGTATAGGATTGCCTGAAATATAGCCTATTAGGCATCTACGCCCTGAATCCCCACGTCCGCGCACGTCAAAACACGTCAAAAAATTGGACAATAGTGACGCATTTGAGCACATGTGCTGATTTTCGTCACCATGGCTAAAACGTAACCCCTTGAAAGTAAATAGCTTACAATGTGGCATGGCAATTGCCTGGTAGCTACCTGTAGCATCCTATAACCTAAACTGGAGTACCCACTCTTATGAAACGGAAACCGCTGCGCGCGCGGCATTAGAAACCGCCCGCCCGTTTATGCCTGCTAAAGTCTACAAAGCCGCGCAATTAATCGAAGTTATCTAACTAGCAGCTCCATGCGCGCCATCCCGGCGCGCGTGCTCATACAGGAAAATACACTCATGCAACTATTCTCGATTTCTACTAACGCTAAGACGGTAAAGGGCGAACGCCTTGGATACCTCACTGGCGTACTGTATCTGGCGCCAGCCAAGCTTTCCGGGTATCAAGTTTGCGCTATGGCTGCTACAGCGCAATGCGAGAAAGCTTGTC